CGCAGGTGAAGCTGCAATCGTTGCTGCTTATTCTGATGGAACAAATTTAAATGAAATAGCATTGAACACTTTAGGTGGAACAATTGCACAGGCACAAATTGATGATGCTGCAATTTCTACTGCAAAACTTTCTGACAACGCAGTGACTACTGCAAAAATTTCAAACGCAAATGTAACTACAGCAAAAATTGCGGACAACGCAATTACTTCAGACAAGATTAGTGCATTACAAATTACTCAAGCTAAAATAGCAAACGATGCTGTTGGACCAGACCAACTTTCAAACACTGCAGTGACACCAGGTGATTATGATGTTGCATCAATTACTGTTGATGCTCAAGGAAGAATTACTGCTGCATCTTCAGGATCTGCTGGTGGTGGATTTGCAATGAAAGAGTATAACAGAAGTCCAGGAACTTATACCTCTCCAGCTAACGCTTCTTCAGGAAGATTTTATGCTGTTGGCGGAGGAGGAGGAGGACGAGGCGTTAACCCTCAGGGCCCAGTTCCAGGAGGAGATGGAGGAACTGGAGAATTTTTAGTGACTATAACAGCCTCTACAGGATATCCTTACACAGTAGGCACAGGAGGATCTGGGGGGAACCCTGGCCAATATGCTCCTCCTGCACAACCAGGAAATGCAACGACAGTGCCTTCATTAAGCGTAACAGCTAATGGTGGAGAAGGTGGTCAACAGTTTAATCCCCAAACACAAAATGGAACTGCACCGGGTGCTACAGTTGATACTGGAGGAGAGGGTGTTTATACTAATATTGTAGGAGCAGGTGGAGATGGAAGAGCTAATCCTCCTGTTATGGCATCAGTTGGACAAGGTGGTCAACCAGGTTTACTAATAGTTTTTGATAATGGTTAAATAAGGAAAAAAAATGGCAAAACATATTGTATTTAATAACATAGGGGTCGCTGCTTTAGTAGAATCAGATGAAGCTAAAGATTGGTGGTTAAATAATAATAATGCAATTTCTTCAGAAGTTATAAGTGATAATGATTACGAAGCTGTTGTATACACACTGACAAAACAAATAAATAATCAAACAGGTGAAATAACAAATAATTTAAGTATACCTTCACATGATTTTTCAAAAGAAATGGTTCGAAACTTATTAAATGAATTAATTGAAAATGTTGAATATACAATTGCTAATTACCCGAGTGTTCCTAGCACGTGGCCTACAATTGAACAATCTTTAAAAAATATTAATTTAGATAGTACTACATGGCCGGTGAATGCAGCTAATTGGCTTGACGCTTTACATAAAAATGGTATAACTGTACCTTCACCAGTAGGTGAAATACCATGCTCACCAAACAAATAAAATTTAAAGCTCATAAATTAATAACACAAGATAAATCTTTACATCCAGTTCCTGGAAGATATCTTATACCCGAATGGTATAAAAATATTAAAGGAGATTTAAAACCCTCTTCTATAAGATCAATGAATATTAAACATTGTAAACCATTTTTAGATACGTTGATGGCTGGTTATCTAATAAAAAATCCTATTGATCAAATTATAAATTTTAACGTACCAAATCCTAATAAAGATAATAAATTAGATACATGGATAAATATAAATTCAGAAATACAAGAACATCCCTTTGTAAAAATAATAAATTTAAATAGGGGTCATGAAGTTCATCCATTAGAACAAATAGGTGGTGAATCTTGTCCTTATGCTAAAACTAATAAAATGTGGGCTATATATAAAATTTTAAACCCTTGGACTATTGATATACCTAAAGGTTATAGTGTTTTGTTTACTCCACCTCTTAACAGACCTAATGATAATTTGGAAATACTTTCTGGTATAGTGGACAGCGGACACCCAGCTCCAACAAATTTTCCTTGTGTTTTTAAAAAAGAAGGTACATGGTTGTTAGAAAAAGGAACCCCAATAGCAACGGTTTTTCCTTTTAAAATAGAAAATTGGAAAATGACTATAGAAGAACAAGACAATGAAAAAAGACTAAAAGAACAGTTTTCTTTTTTTACTAAAATATTTAAACATTATCATAAATTTAATTGGGTAAAAAAATCATGGAAGTAAAAAATTTTATAAAATATTATAATAATTTATTAACACCTGTTCAAGTTTCTGCAATTATAAGAACTTTTAATGATTACAAATTCTTTCCAGCTTCAGTTATAGGTAATGGAAATTCAGATGAAGTAAGAAAAGAAATAAGGAATACACAAAACTATGGTTTAGATATTTTAAAAACATATACAGAAACACATTGGTATCATTTTATTAACTTTAGAATAATTGAAGCAATTAAAAAATATAAAGAAGATGTAAAAGGAGATTTTAATATAACCGCACTTTATCCGTTAAGTTTGTTAAAATATGAAACCGGTGGTTTTTATAAAAAACATGTGGACTCATGTAAAAAAATACATAGAGAATTATCTATCATTATTTTTTTAAATAATGATTATGAAGGTGGTAATTTACAATTTTTTAATACAGAAGGTGAAGTTTATCATGAGATAAAACCAAGCCCTGGAGCGGTTGTTATATGGCCAAGTAATTTTATGTATCCACATGCGGCTCAAACAGTTAAAGAGGGGACAAGGTTTTGTTTTGTATCATGGGCAGTGTAATTTACATAAAAAATATTTTATCAAAGGATGAGCTTAATTTAATTTGGGGTTACATGAAAATATTTCATGCGTCAAACAGAGACTATTTTGATTTTCATCAAACAGCTCTAGGAGAAACACATAGATATGGAGATCCATTAATAGAAAGTTTATTACTGTCAAAGAAAGATATTTTTGAAAAAAATTTAAAAAAAGAATTATTACCTACTTATACATTTTGGAGAATGTATAATAAATTTTCAAAACTCGATAAGCATAAAGATAGATCTTCATGTGAAGTTACAATTAGTCTATCTGTTAATAGTGATAAAGATTGGCCTTTATTTATAGGTAATAAAGAATATTTAATACAACCAGGTGATGGTGTGTTATATTATGGAGGAAAACTTGAACATTGGAGAGAAGAATATTTAGGTGATTATTGTGGACAAATTTTTTTACATTATGTTGAAAAAGAAGGAATTTACAAAGACCATGTTTATGACAAAAGACAATATCTTGGATTTAAAAAATGAAATTTGAAAACCAAAAAAACGCTTTTATAATAAAATTTTCAGAAAATGAGATTAAAGAAATTAATAAAAATAAACAAATAATTTTAAATTATCCAAATACTGAAAAAATGGCTATAGCTACTTCAGAAGCCATGCTAAACATAGTAGAAGTTTTAAGGGAAGTAATAGGTGACAAAACTATTAAAAAAGACTAATAGTTTATAATGCTTAAATTAAATGGTATAATACAATATGCCTTTAACAAACGTACAGATAAGACCAGGATTTAATAAACAAGTAACCGCAACAGGAGCTGAAGGACAGTGGACTGATGGGGATTTTGTTAGATTTAGATATAGTTTACCTGAAAAAATAGGTGGATGGCAACAAATCACAAATCAAACATTAGTAGGTGCTGCAAGAGAACAGCTTGTCTGGGCTGATTTGGACGGTCGAAGATATGCAGCAATAGGTACTCACAAGGCATTAATTATTTATTACGAAGGTGCTTTTTATGATATTACACCTTTAGAAACAGCATTAACTAGTTGTACATTTGATACAACTGATACTTCCGCAACTGTGACCGTTAATAAAACAAGCCATGGTTTATTAGCAGGAGACTTATTTACATTTACATCAGTAACTCCTCCAGTTGGAGCAGGTTATGTAGCTGATGATTTTGAAACAAATACATTTGAAGTTATATCTGTACCAGATGCAGATACATTCACAATAACTATGGCATCTGCTGCAACAGCAACAACATCTGCAAGTGGATCCGCAACAGTTAACCCATACGTTAAACCAGGACCTATAGATCAAACTTATGGTTACGGTTGGGGTACAGATACATGGAGTTCTGGTGAATGGGGAGAAGCCTCAGGAACATCAAACGTTATTCTTGATCCGGCATCATGGTCACTAGATCATTTTGGACAAAAACTTATTGCAACTATTAAAAACGGTAAAACATTTGAATGGGATCCATTGTCAGTAACTACTGGAGCATTATCTATTAGAGCGACAGCTGTAAGTGGTGCACCAACAAGATCGGTAATGTCTATTGTATCTGAAAGAGATAGACATTTAATTTTACTTGGAACTCAAACAACAATAGGAGGTGCAAATCCTCAAGATAAAATGTTTATAAGATTTTCAGACCAAGAAGATATCTCAGATTATACACCCACATCAATTAATACTGCAGGTACATTTAGATTAGACTCTGGTGTTAAAATTATTGGAGCAGTAAAAGCTAAGGATTATATATTAATCCTTACCGATACATCCGCTTATGTTATGCAATTTGTAGGACCACCATTTACATTTTCTATTAGACAAGTTGGAAGTAATTGTGGTGCTATTGGTCAACATGCAATGAAATATGTTAACGGAAAAGTATTTTGGATGGGTCAAGCAGGTGGATTTTTTGTATTTGATGGTACTGTTAAATCCTTACCATGTTTAGTTGAAGATTTTGTATTCACAAACAAAGGAGATAATCTTGGAATAAATTATAATTCAGGTGAAATAGTTTATGCAGGACTCAATCATTTATATGAAGAGATCAGTTGGTTTTATCCAAAATCTGGTTCATTAAGTGTAGACAGAGTAGTTACTTATAACTATACAGAAAATACATGGACAACAGGATCACTTGCAAGAACTTCTTGGTTTGATTCAACATTATATGACAATCCATACGCAACAAAATTCAACGGATCAGGGACACCAAGCTTTCCAACAATACAAGGTGTAACAGCGGCTAACGGTGCAACAACCTATTATGCACATGAAGTCGGAAACAATGAAGTGGATGCATTAGGAAATAAAACTGCTATACCTGCGTTTATTCAATCTGGAGATTTTGATTTAGCTATAGAAGGTGATGGTCAAATGTTTATGTCTATGAGAAGATTTGTTCCAGACTTTAAATTATTAACAGGTAATGCTGAAGTTACAATTAGATTAAGAGACTATCCAACGGATACTGCAGCATCTTCACCTTTAGGTCCGTTCACAATAAATAGCTCTACAGATAAAGTGGACACACGTGCAAGATCACGATTTGCTAGTTTAAGAATTGCAAACACATCAACTGATGAGAATTGGAGATTTGGAACGTTTAGAGCAGATATACAACCAGATGGTATGAGGGGATAATGGCTAAAGTAGATATTAATATACCAGAACCAACACCAACTTATACTGAGGAAAACCAAAGACAAATAGCTCAGTCATTAAGAACGTTAAAAGATAAATTAAATACTTCTTTTCAAGAAGAATTAAAACAAGAAGTCGAAAGAGTTTCTTGGTATACAATGAGGTAATATGAGCCAAGGATGTAATAATGTAAATACAGAGCCAACTATTATTGGAGGGACTACAGGTGCTTCTGCTGCTTATGATGCATTTGGTCGACAAAGAATATCTTCTCCTTTAACTTTATT